CGTCATATAGCCTTCTACACCAAGTATTGGCTTAATTCCATTTGCTTTTGCAATACGGTGCAGTTCCCTATGCCCAGATAAAGTACCGTGGTCAGTAATGGCAATCGCTGTCATTCCTAACTCAACTGCACGGTTCACGTATTCTTCTGGAGTAGCAACACCATCCATTAAGGAGTAGTGTGTGTGGACATGTAAGCCAACGTAATTCATCTAATTACCAGTCAATATTTGCTGATGAAGAAGATGAAGGAGTATCAAAGCCTAGATAAAAGGCTTCTTGTTCCGCATATGGAACTTTGTTTAGAGCCTTCTCCAACGGATAAGGTTCAATTCCTGACCAATCAAATGGTGCAGAATCTGGGGTACTTGGAATAAGTGTATAGCTTGTTTCAGTTCCCTGACCATTACGCTTTACCTTCCAAGTAAGATTTGAAATGCTACCTGTCTCAAGTGCATATTCACGAATAGTATTGAATGCTGATTGCTTGCTAACACCCATGTTCCAGATTGCAACATATGGTGCCTCAATGCCATCATCTACAAGAACATTACAGTAGAAGCGAAGACGTGCTCTCCAGCCAGCCTTCATGTCCTTACGATGCATCTCTTCTGCCCAGTCACGACCTTCTGATTCCATTGTATCTACAGCCTTACGCTTATAGTCTTTTGGATTAGTGTGTTCTGAAACAACTAGGGCAAGTCCTCGTGCTTCATTATAATTTGCTGAATCTTCATCTAGTTCTTCAATGAAGCGAATCTTTACTGCTTGTCCATCAGCGATCTTAAACCAACGAACCTTTGTACCTGTGCCTTCAAACTTTGGCTTATCTACTAGTGCGTTAATGTTTTTTAGTCCTTTTACAATTGCCATTTTTTGTTTCTCCTTGTTTATTGTTTTTATTTTAGCATAGAAATGATTGAATTGTCAAACTGGAACTCCAGTTTTTTAATCTCATCATCTTCCATGTCTCCTATGTCTTTGTATTTTTTGTCTAAGCTAATAACAGTTACAAGATGATTTAGTTTTTCAACTAACTTATCTTTCATAATGCTACCAGCTTCATCGTTATCTGCAATTAGTACAACATTATTGAAGTACTTTTCTAACAGTCTGATCTGAGATACAGACACATTAGCACCCAGCGTTGCAACTGCTGGAAAACCTACTTGATCCAAGCGGATTGCATCAAATGATGATTCCACTACATATACTATACTAGAACTCTTGACTCTATGTAAGTTAAAAAGAACCTTACTTTTTGGAAGTCCTGGAGTATTTTTAAAATCTTTACCCTCAATAGTTCTTGCAACAAAACCAATGCACATTGAATCAGGCGAATGAATTGGAATAGTTACAGATCCTTGCTTTTCTGAATACCCAAGGTCAAACTTAATCACAGACTCTTTAGTAATCCTGCGACTGTTAAAATAGTTCATTGCCCTTGGTGCATCAAGAGCTTGCTTGTTTAATCTTTTAATTAGTAATTCATCATACTGTACAAAATCAGGTGGTGCATATAGCGCTTTGCCAACTATAGCCTGTATGTCTGACTGCTGCTCTTTACTTTTAATATAGCGAACAGTTTCAAAATACGATCTGCTTGATGTAAACATAATTAGCTCAACAATATTTTTTGTTGTTTGACATCCAAAGCAAAAGAACAAACCACTATCTTTGGCTACCTCACCAGCAGGCGTTCTTGTATTATTGTGGTATGGGCAGTAGATAATAAAGTCATTGCCAAACTCAGCCTCAATATCAAGTCCTGCACCATTGAGAACACGACGTATCTGCTCTTCTGTATAGATCTCTTTACTTGCCATCTTCAAAATCCTTATAACGATAATATCCCTTGTCAAAGTCACACTGAACTAGGAAGTCTCCCATAAAACCATTACGGTTCTTTCTAAAAGCACACTCAATAATGTCACTATTGCTAGCACGACCAAGTGCCATAACCCAGTCAGCATCATAAGCAATCTGTCTTGACCATGCTGTTTGTGCAAGGGTAGGAACAGTAGACATATCCTTCACATCATCAGGTGTGGCAGATGAGATAGCAATGATAGGAACTTCTTCACTAATAGCCATTAGCTTTAATTCACGAGAAAGGTTCTTCATCTTTACCGTTTCATTATCAGCCTTCTGGTTTGGGCTCATCAATTGAAGATAATCAACTACAACAAAGTCTGGCTTGTACTGATCAAGCTTTCCACGAATTACTGACGGAGTTACTTCTCCTCCAGAATCATTAGATATGATATGGAATGGTGGGCGACCCTCAAGTTTGCTTGCATGCCACTTTTTCATCATGTCAAGCTCTATCTCACCATTGGACAGCTTTCTGTGTGACCAAAGCCCCTCACCCATAATAGTGAACACTCTGTTGCGAACTTCTGTCTCACTCATTTCAAGAGAAATAATTAATGGTGTTTTGCCTTGCTTCCATGCCTGTACAGCAAAGTACAAAGCCATCCATGACTTACCAATTCCAGGATAGGCAAGGAACACTCCAAGCTGCCCTGGCATAATTCCAGAAGGAAGATAGTTGTCAAACCCTGGCAATCCTGTTTTAATTCCACGCTGTCCAAGAGCCTGCTGCTCTTTAACATTTTCAAAATATGCAATAGCAGAATAAATATCTGTTGCATCAATATCACGGATAGAAGATGTGTTTTTCTTGAGTGCGGATGTTTTAGTAATTAAATCTTCAAGTGCTTGTCCGCCTTGACCACTTTGAACCTCAGTTGCAGCAGATCTTAGTATATCTTTAATACTATCATTTACATACTCAACCTTTAGCTCTTCAAGGTGATGCTTGGTTGCACCAACATCCTTGATAACCTCAAAGTCTCTAAACTTTTCTACTACTAGAGATGATGGTGGAACTGTTCCATTATTTTCAGCATAAAGGCGAATGAAATTCCATACATCGTTATGTGTTCTTAGAAGTGTTTCTACATTAGCTTGTAGTAGTACATGGAGTTGTTTATCTTGCAATACCGCTGAAATTACTTTAGCCTCAGTATTATTCATTTAGCCACTCCCTTGCTTTAGCCCTGCGTTGTTGTCTCTCTTTTAGATCTTGCTCTACATCTAGTTTACCATTAAGAATTTTTTCTGCATTGTATGCAAAGTAATTCCAAGTTGGATCTTGTGCAACAGAAAAATAATACTCAAGTAAGTCATAGCATTGAGAAATACCGTATGACTCAATAAGACCATCTGAGGCCCACTGTTCAACATTTAAATTTAGAGATGGCTTTTGCTCATATCTTGCTGTATGCAATTTTGAGTATCTACTAAGCAAAGCCATTCGGTCTTTGCGCTCAGCCATTACTCTGAGATTTCAGACTTTGCTTCTTGAATCTTCTCAGTTAATTTATCTTCTACAAACTTATATACACGCTCAAAAGCTTCGTTTGTAGTTTCTCCATCACGCTTACTATCTACGATACCCAAATCAAGTCTTAGCGACTGAAAGTTACCTAGATTAAGTGTGTAACCCAGTGTTACGTTTATCTTTGTTGAATCGTTTTCCATTATCCACCCATTTCATAGTTTTAAATATTTTCTGACCAAACAGGTATAAACCTGCCATCTTCTGTCTTTGTATATGTAAGTATACCGTCCCCCATACGCCGTGTCAACTCTTGCGTAGTAGGAGTCATATTATTTGTTATTAACTTGTCTTTTCTTGGTTGTCCAATATGTATTGATGCAAGTATAGCACGAATCTCTCTTACATGTGATTCAGAGTAATAAGACCTAATTGTAAAACCTCTTTCACCATTAAGCTTTGCACCTATTGGTGGAGGAATAACTCCTCGTTTAATTAAACTTGGAATGTACTTTCTATGCCTATTGACAAGCTTAGCAGTTTCTGCTACACTGTATGCTCTTTCTCTGTTCTTTTTAAAGTCAGCAAGTAAGCATGTTTCTAAACGATCCTTAGTTATATTATAAAACGTAACCATTCCAGTTGAACGGGAGTTATGATATACCCTTACAAGATCACCATTCAAAAACCATACTTTAACCTTACCTTTAATTACAGGTTCGTTATTGTATGCTTGGCTCTGAATTTTTCCTTTTGAAGTATCCATTGTCCCTCTTTTGTTGATCCAACTGGATGGTAAAATTTTCTATTACCACATGTAAGACAAGATGTTTCTATATGGTCAGTACTCGTATATTGTCTATCAACAAATACACGACCATGACACTTGCTGCACTTTAACATTAATTAATTAGTCTTCTTTTTCCTCAGCAAGCAACGTGATGTCTGCTCTAAGAATAGCCATCTGCGTCTCATAGTGAGTCACAAGCTCGCCTATTCTTTGCTGTAATGCAGTTATTACAAGATCATGTTTTGTAGTCATTATTTTCCCCTTTTGCCTTAGTATAAGTATATCATATATAGGCTTATTGGCAGCTATCTACTATATCACCTGAAGCAAAATCAAGTCCCGCAAAAACTCCATATTGTGCAAGTGTTCTTTCTGTACCAAGAAGCATTTCTCCTTGAGTTCCTTCAGTTAGTGTTTTATATATTAGGTCTTTAGATTTTTTATCTAACTCTTGAAACTCATTTGGATAGTCAACCCACAATAACTTACGTTTATTAATTTCTACAGGCTTTTCATGATTATAGTAAAGATGGTACATGTATTGCTGATCTGGAACAACAATGTCAAAGCCATTGGTATAGGCTCTTGCTGCTAGCCATATTTCTTCACCATAGAAAGCTATGTCTGTATTAAATGGCAAAAATCCTCCAACTGTAAATATAGATCCACCAGACACAGACTTTACAAATATGTTTCCATCTCCTACTCCGATTGCGGTTTGGCTTGGAATCCTAATAGATTTAAACTGTTCTGGATTTTCATGAAAACCTATGCTTGTTAGATTTTCTTTTACAATAACATCTGTTTCAATGTGACTTTCAGTTGATGACACGTACCAGTAATTTGCTGGATACATGGTTAGTAGTGGCTTATTAATGCCTTGAGCTTGATAATTAAGTATTGATTTTACTGCAATCTCATCCCATCCATCAACAAATCTAGAGTGTGAATCACATTGAAGATAGTAGTCTTCTCCATTGTAGAATTGATGAGCAAGAGCTCTGCCTGATCCTAGACCAATATTTTTTGGAGCTTTACTTTCTGCATGCTTTACATTTGGTAGGTCGGGTATATTTATTTCTGACTCATCTACATAAACTGTATGAACTCCAAAGTTGATGGTATAGTTACCCGAAGATTTTTCTATAGCATCCAATATTGTAGGTGTTACTTCTAGGTCTCTGTATGCTGCTATTTGTACAAATATGCTAGGCTTTATTTCATTTTTATTTTCCAAAAACATGTTTAAACAGTAATCAGAAATCGTATTGTTGTTTAGTGGAACTAGCTCATCATACTTTCCATCTCTTGCTTCAAATTTTGAATAAATTCCCTCACCATGCCACTGGTGTATGTGATAAACTTCCATAATATCTTTATTAGAAAAACAATTAGCATCAATCTTATCCGTAATGGACAACCTGTCTTTATCAAAATTGGAACAAATAACTATCTCTGTAGCAATAAGTGTTGATGTTCCAGCGTATAAAGATTTGCCCCATACTTCACTAATTGTTTTTCCATATTCAGAGTCAGGGCATAGGTGATAAAATATTTTTTTACATAAAAAATCAGACTCATCCATTATTTTAATGATATCGTTAGTTGGTCCAAATAAAGTAGAGTTTATTGGAAACATTCTTTGATATTTTTCATAGTTAAACATTTTAGCTAACTCATATGTTTGCTCAACACATCTATCAGTTCCTGAATACCCACCCCATCCAAAGTATATCTTATCGTCAAATGTATGACTGTTTAAATACTTAGTTACAAAAACATCAGTATCTGTTTTTATTAAATGTGTATATTCTTTAAGTATGTCTTGGTTTGACTTTATAAATTCTAAAGATTTTGCAAATTTATAAGACTCATAGTATTTATCTTTTGGTGCTGCATATTCATAAATAAGTACATTGTGTCTTTTTTTTATTTTATGAATAACCTCTGGCTCAACAAAAAGAACAAAAGTAAATCTGCTGTCTAGATATTTACCACTTAGAGTAAATTGGTTTGCCTCATTTACAAAATGATCATACTCTCCAACAAGAGCTACGATTGCAATTTTTTCCATTACCACTTACCTATTGGACATTTAGCTGCTTGAAGCTTTGTTTTAACTGCCATAAAACATCCACACTTTTTGCATTGTGTAGTTAATTTTATCAGTTCTGGACAAGAACTGCATATTGCTAATCTACTTTCAGATAGAGCTTCATCTTCTACTATCTTGTTAGAATCTAATAAATGCCAAGGCCTAGTTTCTCCTTGAGCCTTTTTCCATTCTTCCCACTTTGACATATTTATCCCCTTTTTTTGCTATTGATTAATTATGTTTTGGCCATCCCAAATATCACCAATATTTGCTGTCTGGCCTTCTGGAACTTTAATTATAGTTGTTTCTTCAGAAAATATTGCTTGTAGCTGATTGTCTTGTGCTGAATTAACTGCAGCAATAAATCCACCAATATGAATATTATTGCAAAGATATCCATATGTATTAATTGCTTCCCAGTCTCTGTCTAGTGGTACTATAGATACTGTTCCTCCAGTAAACCCTGTACCGTCAAAAGTTGATCCAGGAGTTGCTGACCACTTATATGGTGTCGTAATCATCCCAATAATAGGAAGACCGCTCTCTAATCCATTAGTCAATATGTCTTGTTTTTCTTGATTAAATGAATATGATAGCTCAGTCCAAACATCCCAAGTTCCTTGGCTATTTTTTACTACGCAAGCATACATTATTTCTCCTTTTGATATCTAAGTTTAGCATATTTGAATTCATCTTATACAGGACAGAATCCTACTCCACACTCTGTTGATGATATTTCACCGTCACAACCACTTCCACAATAGTTTGTTGGCGGTAGCGTAGTTGTTGTAGTCGTAGTTGTTGTAGTCGTAGTTCCTGGTGCTGCTGTAGTTCCTGGTGCTGCTGTAGTTCCTGGTGCTGCTGTAGTTCCTGGTGCTGGATCAGCAACTCCAGTAATGCATACATATGTTTTAACTATCTCTCTCCATTTAGGATCTAGATCTGCTCCTGTATTTTTGTAAACAATTAGCATATCACCCTTAATTGCTGATGGATATTCTAGCATATCGCCACTAAAACTTGTTCCACTTCCAGTGGAACCATTCACTACACTCTGTGCAACAGTAAATATATTTCTTAGACCACCTGAGCGATAAGCGCTTAAAGTTGTTGAGCTTGGACTTACAAGAGTGTAAGTTGAACCTGCTCCAGAAACACCTGCAGATTTAGCAACTTCCACTTGTCTTGTACTGTCACCTAAGAATATTCTCTTTGGGTCATCAACATTGCTTGCAAAAGAATCTGTTCTGATAAGGTTTTCATTGCCATCAATATATTTTATTGAAAAATCAGATCCGTCTGGCTCAAGAGTTTGTATTGAGTAGTTTCCAATTTTAATTCTACCTTCACCCTTTGCAATTATTCCATTAGTAGTAATAGTCCAACCATCTGTAACAAGATTAGTAGTTGGATCAAATGTTCCAAAACCACCACTGGTAGCTCTTACCTCACCTTTAATTGTTGCACTGCTTGCAAATAGATCTCCAGCTAAAGTCACTCTAAATGGTGCTGCTGCAATTTGAGATTGAGAACTTACGCCACCTGTTGCCGAAGCTCCACCCCAAAAAACTACTGATTCTAATGCTGATGGACTATTTATTCCTGATGTTTCATTAGCTATGGTATCGCTTGCTATTGAGATATATCCTTGGGCAGAGTTTAAAGATATTGTTCCTTGTGCTACACCACCTACTGATCTTGTTTTTGATATTGCACTATCAGTTATTGCCCAGCCACCAATGTTTCCAGCATTTGCAATTATTAAACCGTTTTCTGCATCTATTGTTACAGAGTTTGTTCCATTTGCTACCTTAAGTCCTTTTGAATTTAATGCAAAACCATTTCCAGATAATTCCCCTGCGGAATTAATCGTTCCATTGTAAATTGATGCATTAGATGTAGACATAAGAATATTTCCACTGAATGTTCCACTTCTAGCTGTTATATCTCCATCAATTGCAAAGGTAGTTCCATTCCAAGAAATATAGTTTGTTGTTGATCCGCCAACCTTTAATGATGCTGATTGTGCCGAGTCTATATACCAATAATTGTGTGCGTTAAATACTAAACCTCTTTTGCCAGTATCTACTCCATACCCAAACTTAAATGTTCCAGTGTCGGTTCCAGTTACTCCTGCTTGAAAAAATCCTGTGGTTGAGACATTTGTTCCTATAAAAGGAGTTCCGCTAATTGCAACATTTGACCCAGCAATGTAAGAAGTAGATGTGTTATTATATTCATCATATGTAGCAACTGCAATTTCATATGTCAGACCTGCGCCCAGACCAGATAGCCTGTATGCAGTTCCAACTCCTGGTGAGTCAGCATAAGAGTATGATGATGCTGGACTTGTTACTGGTCTATATCTTATTCTATATCCACGAATACCGCCAGTTGTAACAGAAGCCCAGGAGATATCTGCAAAGCCATTAAACCCAATTGTTCCAGTAGTATCTAATCCACCTGTTGTTGTAACCGTTGCTACATTCGCAGGTCCTTCTGTATCTACTGTAATTGGAGACAGTGGTGTTACTTTTTGTGCAGCAGAAAAACCATCATATTCTCCATTGTCTGCTGAAAATCTGGCTTTAACCCATCTAGGATTTGTATTTGTTGTGATTACATTTGCTGGAGAGATACTATTAAAATAAACTCTTGAATATGTAACTCCAGTTGGTTCTGCAGATGCGTTTGATTCATATTCAACAATCTCAATTGCATCAAATGCTTCAGATGTAGGTATTGTGTATGCTACGCTGTATCCATTATTAGCACTAGTTACTGTTATAACTGGTATCCCAAGATTACTTACCCAGGCAGGAACAGTTGTATCACAAACACTACCGCTTTTATTATAAAATGCATCTATGGCGTATACACAAACACTTGTAATATTGGTTCTCCAGCGACCTATGGTAGACTGAATCAAAGACTCTGTAAGTGTTGCTGTTTGAGCGGTCTGTGTTCTATTTACTGGGAAAGATCCATATGGGGTTTGACGAACTGTGCCTGTAGATAAGGTTATCTGTAAAATAAATTCTGTAACGGTTGCATTTGCGGGATCTGCATAATCCCAGTCAAATGTAACAATAAGATCTTTTGTTTTTCCAGATTCTGTTGACCAAGCTGTTGAAACATTGGTAATATCTGTTGGTACTATAGCACCATAGCCAACTTGAATAGAAGCTTCTCCACCATTGACTCCAGGACGTATAAATCTTTGTGGTTCGCTAGGATGGCCTGCTGTTGGTGGACCAACTGATGCTGTTAAACTTTTTCCTCCACCAATTAAAGGAATGTCATCTAATCCAACAAGTTCAAGTTCAGCACCTAATCGTGCCCTAGTTTGACCAATTTTGTCCCACGCTGCTCTTGGATCATCAACACTTATTGTTACGGGTTGATTTCTAGCAACTGACTTGGGGCTTTTATAAACAGACTTAGGCGGTACCTTAGCCATTACTTTGGTCCTATAGCAATCCAGTTTATATTAAAATAGTTAACGGGCTTGGGACTGGCTATTGTTGAAGGTGACTCTGCAGTCAACTCTCTTGCATTAATAACACGAACTGTAAAACCTTTATCAGTTGTTGCAATTACGGTACAAACAAGACCAACGTTTCTATCTGATGTAACAGTTGAACCAACTAGGGCTGGTGTAACGGTTACAATAGGCTTTGCTTTAAAGCTAGCTGTTCCACTTGGAGAGTTATCAAAATCTACTGTTTGATAAAACATACTACCATTATTTGTACTTAAATCTTTGGTGCCATATGCTGCAACATCTGTGGTATTAATTCTAAACTTTCCATAAAGTATTTTTTGTGAGCCAGAATTAAATTCTTCATAAACTTCTGCTTCTCCATTCCAGTCTGTAACAGCAGTTCCTTTAATACCAAAATTATTTGTGATAGCAGAAAGAGTATCGCTGTGTTGATTAATAACGTTAATAACTTGGTGCCAAGCAGCAAGATCTATAATATTAGGGTCTGATATTTTAACATATGGCATTTTTGTCTCCTGTCAATTAATTATACCACAAAGGACTACTCTTGAATCCTTTTAAGATTTAGAGATGTTGATAGTCCTTGGCTAAAGCTGTGAGATACTGAGTGTACTAGATATCTTTGACCAACAATGCCATTTAAGGAGTAAGACAGGGTTACGGTATCTCCCACTTGAATTAAAGGGTTGCCAAATATACTTAAAGATACATTTTTAGAAAAACCCTCAATACCTCTTTGAACAACCTTTAGTGTTTTATAGGCTGCTTGCTTAGACTGTATCCACTCTGAGTCTACCTGAACTGTTTCTGACAAGTTAGAATAATCTATAATGCTTTCAATAATTTCTGGATCTGAAGGTGCAATTATTTCCTGTGTAAATAGATTTAGAAATACAGTAGCCTTGTTTACATCATCAGAGTCTTTTTTAAGGTACACCATATGTGGGGATCCATTGGCTATTGCCATTCTTGCTCTGAACCCAGTATTGATTGCTGTTGAATAAGCTAGAGAATACTCATCAACTATTTTCTTCTGAAATTGTTGTTTATCTATTGGCTTATTACCTGGAAAATATTTCATCATATAGCTAACTGGAAAAACGTCTACAGAAACAGCAGCTGGGGTTTGATACTCAACATCATAATAATTAATTCCAGATACTTCTGGAGTTGTTTGCATAAGATATGTGGGAGACTTTGTATACAGTGGTTGTTTTTGAACTAGTCCATTTAAAAATTCTCTATCTTGATAGAAGTAATTTACACTTCTTTCTTTTAATGGTTTTACAGTAGCGTGTATTTCTCTCAGAGTTGCTGGGTTATCAGAGGTTGGAAGAAGATTTACTTTTTCTGGAAAAAGATTAGTTATGGTCTGTGGGACACTACAAGCAAAAAACCCAAATTTTGTACCAATTTTAATGTCATCTGATATCGTTGGCTTTTGCCCCAGGCCCGTAAGTTGATTAACTTTTGATGCTGCCCATCCAGTTGCCGATGGTGCAGTGGTTGCATTATATTGTGTTCCAGGAATTTGCCAGCCAGTTATCTCAACATTATTTATAAACACTAGCAAACAGTTTTTTGGATCTTCAACTGTTGCATCTTCTCCATCTTTACCATCTGTTAAATAATGAACCACCTTTAAATTAAAACACTGATCTCTTTCATAAGAATATATAGGTATATCTTCTGTACCCTCCTTCTTTAATACTTTGGAAAAATTATCAATTATATTAATACACTCAGCAGTAACATCTGCCCATGACTTGGTTGCTCCTGTATGATCATAAATGCTTAGGGTGTAATTATATGCTGGTGGATCATAGAGCTCCTGTGTTTTTGGATTAAGCTTATTGTATCTTGCAAGTTCTACAAAGTATGTGCCTGTAAGATCAGTTGCACTTGTCATATTAAAGAATAAACCTGCTGCTGCTCCACCTTCTTCATCTAATTTAAATTTAACAGAGTATGTTTTATAGCCAATGTCTACTTGAGATGTTGGAAATATAAGTGCTGAATCAGAATCTGTTGGAGTTAAGGCAATGCTTTTTACCTCTGGCAGTTTAGGATATGCCGCCCTACTATTAACAATTGATGTTGTAGGTGCTGTATTAGATATTGCAAATCCTGAAGTTACAGCTATTTTTGACAAACCCTTGCTTGCTAAATCTTCTATTTTTTTATGTTCCATAGGTACGGTTCCAAATAGACCACGTTCTACATTTGTAATTTTTCCTGTTAGTTCTACGAGGACGTCATAGTCTGCAGATATATAGGCTTCCCCACCTGACACATATGTTCCTGTTTGTTTTCCTAATATCTTAAATGATGTTGCTGTTCTTTCACTAATAATACCTTGAATATTATAAAGAAATGGAACAACTCCAGCAATCATTACTCTGTCACCAACTTTAAAGGTATTCGCTGATGTATAAGTAATCGCAGTTCCATTACCAGAGACAGAGGTAATTTTAGCAGTAGATAGTCTAAGCCCAATACCTTGTTCTTTAATAAATGTATCTATATATGAAGTAAGATCAAGATTATTTTTAATAGATATAAATTTTTCTTTGCTGCCACTAAGAGTTGACAGCTTATATTCTTTATATGCAAAAGAAACAATTTCATTTTCAATAAATGCAAAGCCATCATTACTCATATCAAATGTATAAAAAATATCTAGTAAATCACTAGTGTTAATCTCAAATATATTAGAATTTTCTAGCATATCTGATTTAAGATAATTAAACCCAACAGAGTCAACGGTTTGCTGGCTCCAAACAACATCATTTGAAGTCGTGTATATATAAGATGGGGAATTTTTTATATCAACATTTTTTACATTCTGAACAGGTGGTGATTGTTTAATTTTTGGTGTTTGATATTTTAAAGAAATTTTTCCTGGTTTAGCATTATTTGATATATTAAATCCATCTTTCATAATGTTGCCATCTGTCAAAGCAAGGTTAGACCCTGAAGATGATAGTATGTCATGTAAACTTAAAAACTTCATAACCCCATACTCATCAATATATGCACCAATTTGATAAGCTATAAATAATTCATTTAAACATTCCATAATAGTTGAATCTTTAGAATTACAATAATAATAATAAAGATTTACTGGAGCTTCTGATGAGTCAAATATTCTATAAAGAGAGTCATAGTCATAATCTGTAAATCCAGATAAATCTAAAATATTTGTTATAATTTCAAATGGCCTCTTTAAATTCACAACATAGTCTGCTACTGATATTGATTGTAAATACCTAGAAATGTCAAAACATTGAACTGTAATATCCTTAATATCATTTTCAACCCAAGAGTCTGAATAGAAAACTCCGCCAGGGATATAGGTATCTGGCGATATTTTTGAGTTAGGTGATGCATATTCTTTAAGATGAAAGTTTACATAAAACTTAATATTTTTTCTTAGCATGTTTGCTAATATTGTAGATGACTGATCACTTTGACTAGAAAATATTGGAACTATGGTTGATCCAATCATAGCTGGTATTCCAGATAAAGTAATTTGGGCATCGTTAGAGTTTAGAGAAGAAATTGGAAGCAGGCTATTGCTTGCATCTAAAGATTTATTAATAGATACAGACTGAACAAAATCTGTCAAATCAATCTCAAGTCTTGGAGAAATTTCTACTACGTGCATTCTTTTTAAATCAGATACTACATTTAATGAAGCTGAAGGAATTTCTGTTGGTGTTGAAGTACAGTTTACTGTATAGTTTATTGTCCGAGATGCAGAAGCTCCTTGCTGGTTATCTGCTGCGTATACCGTTAAAGTTAGTGCATAGGTTGTTCCACAATCTCCAAGCCCAAGATAGAGGTCTGTAGCTGAGTTTGCATTGCTTGTGTATGTGGCCCCAATACTTGTTGAAGGAGACATTGTTATTTTATAAGAGGATGCATTAGAATAACTAAATAATGCCCAGATAGTTTGTTTTTGTGAAGCAGTTAATGTTGAGCATCTCCCAGTATCTGGGTTGGGGCATTGGGCAGAAAATGAGTTGATTGTTGGTCCTGCCGAAGCTGGTGGAACTTCTCCTGTTAAAGATAAAAATTCTGGGTTAGTTGTTTGATCTATCTGAGTTATAGTTATCTTGCTAAATGATGTAGATAAATATAATGATCCAGTAGAGCTAAACTGTGGCATTGATGACCACTTTGTTTTAGTCCAAGCAGAACCATTCCAGTATAGAATTAGGACTCCAGTACTTCTTCCACCTTCTGAGTTAGCTGAAGGTGATATATTTTGACTGCCGTCAACTGTAATGTTAGTTTCATCAATAGCTATGTTAACAACTGGTACAGTCATCAATGTATTAAACTTAATAACCAACTTATTTGTTGTGATTGGCTTTTCATAAATAGATGTAATGCTTCTTGATGATTCATCTGAAACAAAATATCTGTATTCAGATGTATCTGTTGGTAAAGCATTTTTTAATATTGGTACAGGCTTAGAGGCAAGACAAAACTTTGGATTTTGTAAAATTGGAGTTACTGGAAAATATGTAGGAGTAGTATATCCATCAAGTACTGGAGAGGTAATCTTTCTAAATGCAGATGGAAAGGTTGACTTTATGTTACCTGATCCTACATATGACTCCCCTGGCCTAAAATATGTAAATGGCATTTCTGTTGGAAATAGGGAGTGGTTTTGATAATCAAAATAAGTGGTAGCGTATACTTTAGGTTCTGTAAAATATACTATTGGATTATTTGTTTCACCACTTATGGAGTTGGCTGCGATAGTGTATACAAAGCTTGCAAAGGTGTTATCAGAGCTTTGGGAGCCTACGTAGGTAACAACCTTAGTCAATCCTAAAGAGTCTGCCTCAACGTACTCAGAGCCGTACTGAACGCCTGTTCCTCTTCCTGATGCATTTATCATTACTGGAATAGGACTACTAGTCTTTACATATGTGACTACTTTATATGCAGAACTAGATCCTCCAGATGGTGCAGTAACAGTATATGATACTTTTCCTTGACTAATCATATCTTGTGGGGATGACTGAGTTGTAAAAATTTGACTAATACTACCAAGAACACCAAATGAAGAATTGCATGCATCAATGCTTACAGTATATGATTGACCTGATGATAGTCCAGAAAAGGTATAGCTTGTTCCCGTTGAAACTGTGTCGGACTGACCACTTGTTTGCACTCTATATAATACAGTTCCAGTTGGTGGATTAGACCAAGAAACATTAATACTAGATGAAGATACAACTGAACCTGTTATAGCAAAGGCACTTGCGCTTGGTGTTGATGTAGTAATTGGTTGAACGTTAACTGGTCGCAGCATAGCAAAACTTTTAGTTACAAAGTTAGGTTTAAGCGTAGGTGTTACATCGCTTGGCAAAGGTGATATTGCTTCTATATCTAACTCTTCACCAATTCCAGCGGTAGTAATATATGGAGCATTAAATAGATTATGATTCCACTCCGCAGAAACTACTGGTGTCAAAGTGATTGAGTCTGAGCCTGTAAAGACTGAAGAGCTGACATTACTTAGCATTAGATCTCCGTAAAGTCAATGCTCATACTAACGTAATCTGAAACCTTCGTTCTGTTAATAATGGTTTTAGAAAAGTTAGTCATAAATACAGTATATACCTTAGAAGTATATTGTGCAGTAACAAAATCTCCAGACCCATTTAGTCCAGACTCTACTACCTTGACATAAATTGGAGATCCTACATTAGACCTATAAAATGATTCAAGCCAAGCAGCACCATGGTTTAGGTCTGCTGTTTCAGATGTTTTTGATGGGACGTATGTCCATGATACTGATATTGTATTTTTCTGAGAAACTACATACTTCTTCATTCTACCGTTAGCCATTCTAGCTTCGGTTTCAATAAGTTCTGTAGACACTGAAATTGGCTCTCTATTATGATCTGTAATTTTTTGCCAATTAACATTATCTAGGGACACTTGTATGCCTGACTGAATTGAATAAGCCATTATCCACCAACTCTGTTTGTTTTATTATTCTTGCTTATTTCAAGTTTTAGCTTTCTCATAACTTCATTTGCAACGATTTCTGGATTTGCATTATTACTTGTAACAGGCATATTTATATTATACACTGTACCGCCAGAGTTTGCGCCAACTGTTGCGGTACCGTTATTAATTGCATCCATTGTCTTAACACCATAGTCTCTTACAGATGATGCCTTTACAACATATTCTCCATTTGAAACCCTGATTGATCCTCCACCAGCATAGCCAAGTGATGCTCTTATTGAATCTGATATACCTGTTCCTGGACCCTTGATAAGTCCACCAGTTGCGAGCCTTGGAACTTGTTTTGATAAAGTTTTAAGAAACTCAACTTTAGGAAGATTTTGAATATGTACTCTTATTAGATTATACATCTCTTGAGCTTTTAGCATTCTTTCTAGTATTGCCTCAGCATCACTTCCCCAGTTTTGTGGAATTGCATCTTGAGCAACAAATCTAGAAGTTCCATCCATTGAGATATAAGGTTTAGCATCTTTAAGTACCTGAGATACAGATGCGTCGCTCCAATCTTTTTTTCCTCCCACACGAAGACTCAACTGTTCAGTGTTTAATAAATTTGCCATTTTTGCTGAGTCAGCAATTGGTACTCCAAAGACTGATTTAGGTGATTCAACGGTCCATGGATCTCCTGGTGCATACATTTTCCATGGTGAAAGTCCACGAATAGCTCCTGGATCAACTTCATACTTATACTCATCTGCTTTAGCCATTCCAACAAATTTACCTCTTGCTTTAGCAAGTGTTTCTCCAATAACAATACCCATCTCATCTTTTAAACCTCCAAGGCCAAGGACTTGTGGTATTTCATGAGGGTATAGTTCAACAGAGTATGCTCCACGAGTGCTTGCCTGTTCTGCACCTGATGCACCAAAAATACGTGATGAGCCCATGTCAAGCTCTTCTTGGGTTACATTACTTGAGCGCCCACGGGCATAGGCATATGCCATACCTTTGTCTAGTGTGTAGTATCCAGCTGCGACTGGTTCACCTTTATCATTTTTTAGCGGGGACCCATAAAGGTCATACTTCCAAAACTTTATTTTTTCTCCTGGACCTATGCCATGTTGTTCTGCATAAATCTGATTAATTAATCTAGTAAACTCAGTTGGTCTATCTAAGTAATTCATGGCTCCGTCAGAATATTGGCTTGCTCGCTTGCTTGATGTAAAACCATCTGGAAGAGATTTAGTAATTGCCTTATAGAATTCATAACGTGTTAATGCTTTTCCACGATAAGAAGGGGTAAAAGGACCATGAAGAGCATCACCAGAAGAAATCAGAAAAGGACTAAAAGGTTGAGGTCTGTAAAAATCTTCTGGAAGTGGCGCTGTAGCTTTTTGTTCATGTCTTTTTCCTTTAGCATCATACCAAGCTTTTCTGATATAGCCTCTATGTATTAATTCATCATAAACTTTGTCAAACTTTTGTCTAAGAGCTACTCCATAGTCTGAGTCATCCATAAGTGGTGTTTCATAACGTACGCTATTGCTTGTACCAAATATCTTATCAAACTCATCTGATTGTCTTTGTTCTCCTACTGAAAACTTTCTAGTACTAGTACCAGGATTTTGTCCTTGTTTAGGAGTCATCCTATCATTTTCATGAAGTGTTTCAAAAGCTCTTGTATCTGTTACATATCCCGTAAATCTCTTGTCAGCAGGACTCTTTAATCCAACAGAAGCTAACTTCTGTTCCTTAAACTTATCCCAGTCTAATGCTTCATTGCCATATTGTTTATAGTACCAGTTATAGCCTGAATTTAGTTCCTGCTGGGTTACTGATGGAACACCAAAAAGGCTAGATTTTTTACCAGCAAGGTAGGCTATCATCCTTTTTTGTTTTAGTGATAGTGTATCTACGATTGTTGGAATCTTTATCACTGGAGATTCTGAAGGCTTGCTTGATTCCCATGGCCATTTTGTCACGTCATCTAAAAGTGGGTCAATTTCTTCAAAAGTTGAATATTGTGCAGGACCCTCTCTTGCTTCCATATTCCTTCCTAAGAAGCTTGGAGCAAATCTTCCTGCTGCATTGGCGACGCTCATTGCTGAAGCAAACATATCATCAACAAGTGCTTTGGAAACATCATCAGAAGTTCTTGCTACTGGTATTTGGTTTTCTATTGTATTGATTGATCCTGCAAAAGTTCTTGATCCCGCTACACCACTAATTCTTTGTTCTACTGCAGAACCAGGCTTTGATCCAGCAATCTTTTGAGTAATAGATGTTGTTGGTTTAACAGCGGTACCAAATCCCATGGTAGGATTAAAAGGAGCCATACCAATAAGTGCTGAAGATACTACATTTTGACCTAGCTTTGTAGTGATAGCCTTTTGTACTCCCTTTGGAAGAAGATTTATTAGAGGACCTAGTATAGATGAAATTCCAAATGCTTTAAGTGCATCGGCACTGGTCTGCTGAAAACTCATGCTATCTAATTCTTTTTTAGCACTAAATCCCTTTTCAGTTGATTTAGATCCGCCTTTTACTCCATACTGAGATCCATCTCTACGCAGACCTTCTAAACCTTCAAGGCCTCCAAATATTGCTCCACCAATTAATCCTGCCAAACCAAATGGAGCTCCAGAAACTGCTCCCTGTGGAACATTGTATAGCGTTCTGGCAATAGCTTTTGACCATTTATGGAAACCAGATGAGTTTTCATTTGCACCATGCTTAAGGCTTAGCCACCTTTCCCCATCTTCCATAAGACTGTAAAGTGATCCAGATGCTCCAAACTTTCCCATTGTTTTCATGCGCTTCATCCAGGCTGGACCACCATCACCAAATGCTGGAATTCCATTTTTAAA